TAAAGTCCATATACCTTGATCATTTAAATTTACCTACCACGGGGATTGGTCACCTTATTACAGAGTGGGATGAAGAGTATAACAAACCAGTTGGGACACCAGTATCTGAAGAAAGAATTAATGAATTATTTGATAAAGATGTCAAAGTTACTATAGACGAATGCGAACAATTATTCGATAACTTTCAAGAGCTGCCTGAAGAAGTAAAACAAATATGTGCTAATATGATGTTCAATATGGGCAAACCTCGTTTGAGTAAATTTTTAAAGTTTCGTGAAGCTATAAAAAATAAAGATTGGAAAGAATGTGCCATTCAAATGGAAGATTCGAGATGGCACAAGCAAGTCACAAACCGTGCTAACAGATTAATCTCTAGAATGCAGGCTGTTGATAGCACCTAATCCAAGACTTGTTACTTTTTCTTTTTTAAAGTGATTATCATATTCTCTGTCTACAATTATACCTATCTGTTGTCTAATACTACGTCTTTCTTTATCACAGATAGCTTTTATCTTTTCATATGTATCTAAATCTATACCAACTGACTTGAATTTTGTTGTATCTGCCATTACACTACCTCCCATGTATGTCCATAATAAAAGAATTATAACCAGAAAAACTGGGAAACCCAACAAATTTTTCGCAAAAAAAACTATATTTATGGGAATCAAGTTTGACTCAAAATGGGAAGCAGAGCGATATGGACAACTTAAAGCAATGGAAAAGGCTGGTGTAGTTACTCAATTTGAACGTCAAGTAAAATATGAATTATCAATAAATGATATGAAGATTTGCGATTATGTAGCTGATTTTAGATATTTGCTTGAAGAAGAAAACGGTCTAAGCAGACTTGTTGTCGAAGATGCCAAAGGGGTTCAAACGCCAGAATTTAAACTCAAAAAAAAGATGATGAAAGCTATACATGGTATAGACATTCATCTCTCTTTCAAACCCAGACGTTAATTACGTCTATTTTTTAAATCGTTCTTACTGAAACTTTTCATTCTATTAGCAAGAATTTCAAGTTTACTCATATTATCATTAGATAAAGAACTACCTGCACCATTTTTGAAATTTCTTTTACGTTCAATTTCATTATTAGCCCATATCAATCCACATTTTACAGAACAAAAATTACCAAATTTCATAACAAACTTTTTGGTATAACATTCAGTTTCATAAAATATTTTGCCATCTGAAGTTCTTCTTGGAGTTTCTTTTCTAACGGGTAGATTACCATCATACCTTTCATTAGGTTTAGTGCCATAAAATATTTTAGTCTGAGGTTTAGACTCTCTCTGACAATTATAACAAGTTACTTTATGACTTAGTTCTTTCGGTCCCGATTGGCTATCATCCCTCATCATCTACTCCAAATATTTTTTTCATTTTAAAATCTTGCAACTCTTTCAATTGAGCATTTATCTTTCTCTTTTCTCGTCTTGCATAACGATAATCTTTAGTCATCAATGCGACAGTTGATGCAATTGACCGATTATCTTCTTTGGCAATTTGAACTAAATCTTGATAAACATTTCCATGAACATTCAGAGATTTAAATTTATTTTTCTCTGCTAATTCTTCAAGTTCCCAAATGGGCTCCATATAATTACCATCAGGATCAGCCCATTTTTTTTGGAAAGAATCATGCAATTTTTGATGAGCTTCAGCAATGGTGATTACACCATTCTCTGCTTCTTCAATAATTTTTTTTGAGACTTCATCCCAAGTTTCGAATGGCTTTTCAATCAAATGCCTTCTTATTTTCGGTTTTCTATACTTCATCATTTTTGCCTCCTTTTAAATAATAATAAGTATAATTACATACTATTAAATAATAATAAATAATAATATTTCAAGTAAAAAATAAAAAAAGATAGTTTTAGTATTGACATTGTTGCAATCATGTCTATATTCAATCTTGCAAGTAGAAATTTTAACGAAAGTGAGGTTAGTATGGATATGAATTTCTATGACATGAACGATGCTCAATTACTTGAAGCTAAGATTATTCTTAAGCGTCAAATGGACGAGCATAAAAGTAAGATGGAAGAACTTAACGGTCTTTTACAGGCTAGGTTTTTTTCTGTTGCTCGTGAAGAACTGCAGCGACAAGGCAAAGACTTTGGTACAACAACTGTATTTTCTGAACAAGAAGAGAAGGTTAAGGTTTCCATTAATAAAAAAGTAACGTGGGATCAACAATTACTACGAGAAGCTTTTGATAGTATGAATGCTGAAGATGCACGACATTATGCAAAAGTTAACTACGGTGTAGAAGAGAGAAAGTATACAAATGCTCCTCCTGCCATAGTTGATATACTTCAGCCTGCAAGAACTGTCGAGCAAGGCTCTGTTAATATTGAACTCATTCAACCAGAGGAGGTATAAATGCCTTTGCAAATAATAACTGCCGAACAACGTATGGCAGAAAAACGTGGTCATAAGATGGTTATCTGTGGTCAAAGTGGTGTGGGCAAGACTACTCTTGCCCGTACACTAGATGCAGATGAAACATTATTTATTGATCTTGAAGCAGGTGATACTGCTATTAAGGACTTTCCTATAGATGTAATAAGACCTAAGACATGGCAAGAATGTCGTGATTTCGTTTGTTACATTGGTGGTGTCAATCCTTCTTTATCAAGAGAACCTTATGATGCAATTCATTATGAGCGTGTATTACAAGAGTATTCAGATACTTTAGTAAAAATGAGCAAATACAATACTATTTTTGTTGATAGTATTACTGTGGCTGGACGATTATGCTTTCAATACTGCATGTCACATCCCGATAATATTATTGAGCGTTCTGGTAAAGTTGATACTCGTTCTGTTTACGGTATGCACGGTAGAGAAATGATGGGTTGGCTAACACATCTTCAACATATTAGAGATAAGAATGTTATTTTAGTTGGCATACTTGACTCAAAAGTTGATGATTATGGGCGAACTAATTATGAATTGCAAATAGAAGGCTCTAAGACTGCTCGAGAACTACCTGGAATTGTTGATGAAGTTATTACAATGACAGTTATGGGTGGTACAGATGGAGTGCAACCATATAGAGCGTTTGTTTGTCAAACTCTTAATGAGTGGGGTTACCCTGCTAAAGATAGATCTGGCAAGCTTAAGGTCGTTGAAGAACCGCACCTTGGCAAGCTACTAAGCAAACTTAATGGATCATTTCAAAATAAGGATTTAACCTTTGTTGATCCACAGTCACAACTACAAGAGAAGGGAGAAATACAGTGATTGATTTAAATAATATAGATGGTGGCGGTTCAGACTTTGACCTTATACCAGATAATACTGTAGCTAGAGCTATTATAAATATTCAGCCAAATGTTTTGACTATTCCAGAGTTTTGTAACTCTCCAATTTTTAAAGCATCACAAACCACATCAGCTAAGTGGATTGAGGTTGAGTACACTATAATAGGTGGTCAATATGATAAACGTAAGTTTTGGCAAAATCATTTTTTTGATGGTGATGCTAAAGACGAAACGGGTGTGTCTAAGTCTAGAAAGATAGGATTGCAATGGTTAAAAGGTGTTTTAGAAAGCAATAGTAATATTGCCGCTAATGACGCATCACCCAAAGCACAAGCCGTCAGACAATTAGATGTGCAAAAAGGTGGAGTAGCATCTATTAATGGCATGAATGTTTGTGTTAAAATTGGTATTGAAAAATCTAATGATCCACAATATTCAGATAAGAATAGATGCAAAATCATTATGACTAGTGGCATGGAAGGCTACATTCCTAATGGTCAACCACCAGCAGTTACGCCATCACAAACTACGGAGCCTGCTAATAATACGGTTCCAGATTGGGCAAAAAATCAGTGATGGCATTAATCGCAAGGGCTAACTGACCTTAGTCTACTTGCAACTCGCTTGGGTAGTGCGAGTGCCCTAAAACTACCCACCATTTATAGCCAGTGAGGGGTACATGATTTTAAGACCATATCAAGAGATAGCAGTACAAGATGCTTCTAATGCTTTAGATAAGCATAAGAATACTATTGTTGTTGCACCAACAGGTGCTGGTAAAACAATTATGCTATCTGCATTGATTGGCAAACGATACAAAAAAGGCAAAAAGATTTTAGTCCTGCAACATCG